GTCCTACTCGTGACCCTTGTCGCCGCCGCTCTCCGTGCCGCCCTCCTCGCCTCTCCGGTAGCCCCAGAGGAGGAGAAATGAGCCTGCTGGACGATCTAGCAAAACAACGCTGCGAGCGGGAGACATCCCGAGAGGGGTGCATAGGCCACGTCAGTTACCCTTGTCATCCGTGCCTTGCCCGTCAGGAACTCGGCCTCCCTCGCGAGGCCCCGCGCTTCTGCGCCTGTGGGGTCGAAGTCTCGAACGACGGCAACGGCAACTTCGTTGGCGTAGACGGGACAACTACTCACCCGACGCGGCACGTGACCGCCTACTTCTATGAAGAGTACAAGCTGTCTCCGGTAGCCGAGGAGCCGAAGTGAGCGACATCCGGCCCTTCACCGCCCTGGCCGCCGAGAGGGGTCGCCGTTCAGCCATTGGTAAAGCGGGAGCCGAAACACGCTGGATGCTCGCGCATGCCGAACGCAATGCTAACGCAATGCTAACGCAATGCGACCTGGATGCGATCGGTATGCAAGCCGAGACGAGCCTAGCCGAGCCTAGCCGAGTTACCCCCAAACCCCCGCAAGCGGGGGCTCGACCAAGGTCACGACGAAAGAGCGGTGACACACCCCGGGCTCGCGGTGCCAATCCCCGCCTGCTCCGAGAGGGCGACGAGGCGAAGGACGCGAAGATCATGGCCGAGCTGGCCGAACGAACGGCTCGCTGGAACGCCGCCCATCCGAGCGATCCTGTCGGCTCCATCGTGGCGGGCAAGCCATGACGCCGTTCTACTCCGATGACTGGCTCACCATCCTCGAAGGCGACTGCCGCACCGTCATGGCCGAGATGGAGCCCGAGTCCGTCCAGTGCGTCGTGACGAGCCCGCCCTACTTCGGCCTCCGTGACTACGGCATCGAGCCGAGCGTATGGGGCGACTGGACGGGCGTCCTGGGTCTGGAGCCCACGGTCGAGCTTTACGTCGCGCACATGGTCGAGGTCTTCCGAGGCGTCCGGCGCGTGCTGCGGAAGGACGGCACGGTCTGGCTGAACCTGGGGGATAGCTACGGCAGCGGCACGATCGGTCGGAACGATGACGAGACCATGCCGCGACCAAAGGGCGGGCACCTCGTAGGGTCATCCTCACCCGGTCGTCAGGGCTCACGCCCGCGTCCGCCTGGCCTCAAACCGAAGGACCGCATGATGGTCCCGGCCCGCGTCGCCCTGGCATTGCAGGCTGACGGCTGGTGGCTCCGGGACGAGATCGTTTGGCACAAGCCGAACCCGATGCCGTCCAGCGTCACGGATCGCACGACTCCGGCGCACGAGATGGTGTACCTGCTCACGAAGTCGGCGCGGTACTTTTTTGACGCAGAGGCGATTGCCGAACGGAGCATCCACGCGGGCGAGATGGTGTCGCTGGGGGCGAAGAGCCTGTCGCGCGGGCAGGCGACCGGGATGGGTCGCGCAGCGTCAGGGAATGGCAACGCCGACGAAGTGACCGTCACCGAGACCCGCAACAAGCGCAGCGTCTGGACCATCCCCACAGCCCCCTACCCCGAAGCCCACTTCGCCACGTTCCCACCGAAGCTCGTGGAGCCGATGATCCTGGCCGGTACGTCGGAGCGCGGTTGCTGCCCGGATTGCGGCGCACCGTGGGAGCGGGAGACGGCGCGGACTGGCGGGCATGTCGCCGGCGACCTCGGAGAGAAGCTGGCGGCCGCTCCCGATACCGTGCTCGCTTCAGCCTCTGCCCGTATGGGGCGCGGCGCTGGCTGGCGCAAGCAAGAGCCTGTCGCCACGGCGACGACCGGCTGGCGGCACACCTGCAAGCACACCGCTGATCCGGTGCCCTGCGTCGTCTTGGACATCTTCGGCGGCTCGGGCACGGTCGGCATGGTGGCACAGATGCACTCTCGGCGAGCCGTGTTGATCGACCTGAACCCGGACTACCTGGCGCAGCAGATGCAGCGGAACGCACAGAGCCCGCTCGGGTTGGAGGTTGCACGTGCCGGGGTCCGCCATCACGTCAAGGAATGTGAGGCCGAGCTACGCGGCCAGGGCTACGTCTGCATCCACAGGATCAACTCGGCGACGGCGACCGTCGTTCTGCGGCTCGCGAAGTTGCACCCGTGCCGCCCTCCTCGCCTCTCCAGTAGCCCTAGAGGAGGAGCCGAAGTGATCTCAGAACGTCTCGCCGCCCTTGCTGAGTCCTGGGAGTTACAGATGGGCGATCGACACCGCCCCGAGCGCCGCATCGATGAACGCAAACCGCCCGACCTCTGGCTTGTCAACCAACGCGACGACTCGTTGCTATTTACTGCCGCGGACGCCGCTACCTACCTAGACGCCCTCCCTGCCCTGGAGGCTCTGGTACGCGCGGCAGAGGAGACGGTGGGCTATTGGGATACCCCCGACTCTCTTCGCGCTGCTCTGGCCGAACTAGACAAGGTGCTGTCATGATGGCCCTCACGTCGCCCACCGTCCGTGTCAGACGGCGTAAGCACAAGGTGGACATGGGCAGTCTGCGACAGCAGGTATTCGAGCGGGATGGTGTCTGTCTTGGGTACTCATTCGACCAGTCGCACGTCTGCGCAGACCTGGCCGGCTCACACTCGCCCTACAATCTAGACCGCATGACGCTCGGCCACGTCAAAGGCGAGTTGCGAATGGGAGTCCGCGCCGACTCAGATCCGGCACATTGCGTAACGGAGTGCCTGAAACTGAACACGAAGCCGCCGTCGAAGGCGGAACGCGAGTTTGAGCGGGCCTACTTGGCTCGACTCTATCCTTGCGTCCCGCCCGAGTCGGTGCTAGATTAGCCCTTGGCCGCGACAAGGCCTTGGGATCAGGGCGGGAGTTCGGGACGCATAGCCCGGACTCCCCCGATCCCTCTCTATGCGAGGTGAACGATGAGCCATTCCGGACGAAACGCACCGCAGATGATGAGCGTCGCGTACGTGCCGCCCCCAAAAGCCGACGTGTTTCCGCCAAAACGCGAGTATCTTTTCACGGCTTCTGAGTCGGCCCTGATATACGCCTACCGCAACGGCACCGGCCCGCCGACGTGTCCCTGTCAGGGACGGCTGCCCTGGGAGGACTGGACGCCGCAGCAGTGGGCCGAGTATGAACGCCGCCAACTCGACTCGATGGCCGAGACTCAGGCCCAGACAGAGGCCGGGTTGTGAAGGCCGTCGAGCGGCTATGGTGGGGCGTCGAGTGGCACACGACGAACAAAGTGGACGGCGACCGCCGGGATCTGATCTGGGACGGCCACCCTCCCCACGTCTTCCCGCACCTGTTTCGCACGCGGCGCGAATGTCGCGCCCACATCGCAGAGACATGGGGATATCTCCAAGACCGTCCAGACCTGAAGGCTGAGCCGTTCGGTTGGCGCAGACCGCGACCCGTCCGGGTGCTAATGCGCATCGAGAAGGTAGTGTTGTGAGCGGCCAGGACGACCCCTACAGTCGTCTCTATTGGCGAGTGAAGGCAGACGCTCGCTTTGAGCACGCCTACGCTTGTGACGCCTGCTGGGCGGCCTACACGCGGCTCCTGCTCGACGCCGAAGCGAGCTACCCGGCACCCGCGAGTCTGCCGCGCACTCTCAAGCACCACGCCAAGGCCCAGCTCTCCGAAGCTGGCATTATCGAACTGCAACTAAACGACTGCTACATCATCCATGGAATGAAGGCCGAGAGGGACCGGCGCTCTGATTCGGCCCGGAATAATGCCGAGGCCAGGTGGGCGCCTAGGTATGGCACCGCAATGCCACCGCAATCCGACGGCAATGCAACCGCAATGCTAAACGAGACGAGACGAAACGAGACTAGTCTAGACGAGACGAGACGAGCCATCACGGCGCCCGAGGACGGCCCTGACGTTTGGTACTTCGTCGTCGGCCGCTACCCTAACCGAAGGGACAATGGAGGACTCTGGAACTGGCTTACCCAACTCTGCGAGGACTTCGGAGTGGTGCAACTCTGGGAGGTTATGCGAGTCTGCTACGCCCAAGAGCGGAACGCCGGCACCCTGCTCTCAAGGACGGAAGCAATCTTGAGCCGAGACTCAAACCGCGCCGAGTCCGCCGCCGAACGTCAACGGTTGGCCGAGCAACGTGCCGCGGTACGGCCGCTCCAAGCCGTCAAAGTTGAGCCGGAACTGACGCCGGCCGAAATCGAAACTCAAATCGCGCAGTATCGGAGTAAGACATGAACACCTGGCTTACCGACCTCAAATCTCATAACCCCTGCGCCGATGGCTACGCTTGGGCCAAGGAAAGCAACATCGCCTCGCTGCCAGAGGCGTTCGCTAAGCTCGAACGTGGCGACTGGTGGCTCTGGCTTGCCTCTGCCTACGGCGTTTATCTCGATAAGCCCCGGCTCGTGACGTACACGGCCGACTGCGCCGAGCACGTCCTGCCGATCTTCGAGGATCGGCATCCCGGCGATAAGCGCCCCCGGCGGGCTGTCGAAGCGGCTCGCGCATGGGTTGCCTGTCCATCGCCCGAAACGATGGACGCCGCCGCCGCCGCCAACGCCGCTGCCGCCGCCGCCGCCGCCAGCGACGCTGCCTACGCCGTCGACGCCTACGCCGCCGCCGCCTACGCCGTCGACGCCTACGCCGCCGCCGCCTACGCCGCCGCCGCCAACGCCGCCGCCGCCGCCGCCGCCGCCGGCGACGTTGCCTACGCCGCCTACATCGACGCTGCCGCCGCCGCCGACGCCTTCGCCGCTGCCGCCTACGGCGGAGTGGGCGGCGACGCCGCCTACGCCGTCGACGCCTACGCCGCCGCCGCCTACGCCGCCGCCGCCAACGCCGCCGCCGCCGCCGCCAGCGACGCTGCCTACGCCGTCGACGCCTACGCCGCCGAACGGCGATGGCAAGCGGACCGGCTCCGAGAACTGTTCCCCGAAGTCCTGTCAGCATGAACACCTGGCGCGCACCGCAACTTCAGGACGCTTTCGGTGCCAAGCCGTTCGCCGTCTCAGACTGCGCCGTTGCGGCGGCCATAGCGCAATGCTGGCTACACCGTTCCGAAGACATGCCGGCGTCCGTCAAACTCAACCATGAACCCTGCGACTGGTGCGCATATCCGCTGGACGTTCTGCTGAACTCACTCAATGACTTCTGGCGCGACGAAGACACTGAATACCGTGAGCGCGACTTCCGCAACCTTGCGGAGGCCGTGCAACGTCGTCTCGTCGAGCAAGCGGCGCATGAGGTGCGGACGTGACGGACCTTGCTCGCTACAAAGCCGATCTCACCGGCTCAGATCCCGAGATAACCCTAGTCTGGCAACTCAAAGTCTCAGGACTTCCCGAACCCGTCCGGGAGTTTCGCTTCTTGGACGAGAGAAAGTGGCGGTTCGATCTAGCATGGCCGGCTCAACTGATTGCAGTCGAAGTGGAAGGCGGTATCTACTCTGCGGGTAGACACTCAAGAGGCGCCGGCATGGAGGCAGACATGGTGAAATACAATCGCGCGGCCGAACTCGGCTGGCGCGTTTTCCGCTACTCGCCGCGTATGATCGACAACGGCGAGGCGCTGGCTCAACTCGAAAGGGTGCTGAAGTGAGTAAGTGGAACCGGCCGATGCGCGAGTACCACGCTGACCCACTCACCTGCCCCACTTGCGGCAAGCCGATCCTTCTGAGCCAGGCGATCGGCTTTGTCAATGGCGCATATCAGCACGCCACGAACTGCATCGCACCACCGACGCGCGAGGCGTACCTGGCGCGCGTAGCCGCCAAGCGAGCGGCACGCCGAGACAACGCGACTGGTACTGGAGGTGTCTCAGATGCGTAGTCCTGACGGCCAAACCGACGTTGCCACATACGACACGATCACCGTGATCGCCGCTACGGCGTGCCTGCGACTTCTGGTACGGCCGAACCTCGAAAAGGAGCTGACAGCCTTCGACCTGGACCAGGGCGCGCGGCTGCTGGAGATCCTTCAGGACCTCGGCGTCGAACTACGGCCCATTGACGACGACCTCGACAGCGCCGGTAGCCTCAAACCTACCGCTCACGCCATAGATGGGGCGTGAAATGTGGACCAGGCTCGAAATGTGGATCGGAATGTCAATGACGGCCCACATTTCGTCGCTACCACTCCGGATGTCAAAGGTGGCTTACATAAGCCTTGAACAAGGGACGCCATATTCAAGGATAGGAGGCTGACGTGGGACGACTCCGAGAAGCCGTCTTAGCAGACATGCCCGACACGCCATTCCAGCGCGGCGGCCGGCACTGCGCCGTGGAGATCTACCGCAGACGACTACCACCGGCCGACTTAGCCACCTTCGACGGCTACCTTGCCGACCCCGACGCATGGAGCGGCCCGCGTATCGCTCGCCGTATGAGCGAATACGTCGCCGCGACAGGTATGGAGATGCCGCCCCTGAATGCCGATGTCATCACCTACCACCGACGAAGAGACTGCAAATGCCCTCGCTGAAGGAGATGGAGGCCAATGACCCGAATCCCGAACTCGAAGAAATCCGACGCTCCCTGACGCGCGCACTCTTGGCGCTAGATAAAGAGAAGGACCGAACGGCGATATTGCGGCAAGCGGTTTATCAGGCAAGCTTTGACGCATCCAGCACGCTGCAACTCGATCCCGTCACCGCGCCCGTCAAAGACAGGAGGCGCGGCAAGCCCGAGACGGCCATCCCGATCGTCGGCGACTGGCAGCTCGGCAAGAAAACCCCCACGTATACCTCAGAGATCTGCGCCAAGCGTATCGGCAAGTACGCTGACAAGGTGCGGCGCATCGCGGACATCCAGCGCGCCGATCATCCCGTGCGCGCCTGCCACATCTGGAACCTCGGCGACCTGGCCGAGGCCGAGATGATGTTCCCCGGCCAGGCACACCGCATCGACGCGAGCCTATTCCGCCAGGTGTGCGTCGATGGGCCGAAGATCCTGGCGGGCTTCTGCCGCTCGATGCTGAGCGACTTCGACACCGTAGACCTGTACTACGTGGACGGCAACCACACGTTTGGCGGCAAGGATCGCCGAGAGTATCACCCAGACGATAGCGCCGACCGCATGATCGTCGAAAACACGAAAGCTCTGCTGTCGAGTGAGAAGCGTTTGACGTTCCACGACCCAACGGTGGACGGCGAGCGTAACTGGTATGCGATAGATCGTATTGGCAAGTATTCCTGCCTGCTGTTCCACGGCAATCAGATCCGAGGCGGCTTCGCGGGCTTCCCCTGGTACGGCCTGGGACGTATGGTGCTTCGCTGGTACAAAGCGCTCGGCCCCTTTGACGACGTGGCGCTCGGCCACTTCCACACGTTGGCCGAAGTGGATATCAACGGCATCTTGGCTCGCGCCAACGGCTCAACCGAAAGCACGAATACCTACGCTCTCGAAGAGATGGCGTCGATGGGCCGGCCGGCCCAGCGCCTCATGTTCGTAGACCCGGCCGACGGTATCGTGACGTCCGAGTACAAAGTCTGGTTGGACTGACCGTTGACCCCTACTTCCAGCGGTGTAGACTAAGGGGCGTCATGAGACTCATCCAGCGTTTCGCGGACGGCGGCTACAAGCACGTCGCCCCTGAACCCCACCACGGACTCGGCCGTCCCGGCAAGACACCGCCGCGCATCGTCTGGGTCCGCACACCCTACGGCTGGAAACCGGCATGACACCCCGAATAGCGCGCGCAGACGCGGCCGCCACCGGGAGCGCAATCCCGAGCGCGGCCGATTTCGTGGCCGGCATCGCCACCGTTCAAGGCGTCGTCACGCAACTCCGGGTAGATCTCAAGGACCGCTTCGACAAACTTGACGAGAAGGTGGATGGTGTCTGCTCAGACGTGGACCAGCTCAAGACGGACGCCGCAGTCAACGCAGCGCTGGCCAAGCAGGCGACCGATTTAGCAAAGACAACTTCTGCCGATAACGTCCGGCTGGCCGAGTCGCACGTCTTGGCCTATCGTTGGCGAGTCGGTATCGCCATTGGCGCAGCGGGCGGGCTCGGCGGACTATGCATCGGCGTCTTCCGACTCCTGATAGGGCACTGACATGATCTTGCTCGCCGCCCTGCTGTTCGTCGGCGTCAACATCGGCGTCTTCGTCTGGGCGCTGTGGCTTGATCACCGCGTAGCGGTCCACGAACGCCAGAGCATGACGTCAGACATTTACTACCTCACTGAACACGATCCTGAGACCGTCGAAACGAGGACACACGCACGATGAAGATGCAACTCGGCCGACTACCCGCAGACCCCAATAAGCGCCGACTCCTGATCGGCGCGCCGACCTGGGCCATCCCAACCCCACCTCCGGCGGTAGACAACCTGTCGCGGATCTACCCGCTGGACATGGGCGGCAATGACGCATGGGGCGATTGTGTAGTCGTCGCCTGCCGAACGTCGTTCGAGGTGTCATGGAAGACACTCACGTCCGAGCCGATGCCTGCCGTCACAGCGGCCGACTGCATCGCGGACTACAAAGCGGCCGGACACTATTCCTCGCCTCCAGGTGATGGACTGGTAACGGAGCGGTTCCTCGATTGGCTGCTCGTTCACGGCCTGACCAGCGACCCACGAACTAAGCCGCTTGCATGGGGTTCCATCCACAAGGACTGGACGAGCATCGAAGAGGTAGATGCCGAGTTCTGCGGCGGCATCTACGGCGTCGTGGTTCACGCCGCGCAGGAGTACCCGGCGAAAGTCTGGGACGGCGGTGCCGGACAGGGGCAGATCGAAGGCGGCCACGAGATCGGCGGCGGACGATATGACCCGACCTACGTCTACGCGAACACGTGGGCGTATCAGTGCCAGCTCACAAAGTCCTTTGTGGGCAATCCCAGCGACTTCAACGAACATCACGTCATCATCTGGCCGCACGTTTGGGCCAGCCTCACACCCGAGCGCCGGACTCAGATCGCGGCCGACTTCCAGGCGCTTACGGGAAAGGAGTTCCCCACGGACCCAACAATTCAGGTCCCCTTCGCCGACAAAGGCGCCGATGTCAAAACCGCTACGTCCCTGGCCTGCTATATCAACCCGGACGGCTCGCCGACTCCGATGGTGGTCGTTCAGACGACGCGCAAGGGCTTCTTGGGCGGACGGTACACGGGCGCGGCGCACCAGCTGGCGAACGGCCAGTTTATTCTCGACCGCAACTTCACCTTTCGATAATGAGCAGCCTTTCTGTGTCGGGTGGCACCCGACCCGTCCTGGCTCCCACGGTTGGGCCTGTTCTCGCATCGGCAATGCCTTCTCAATTGGGTTGTGCGGCAGACCGAGAACGACCCTTAGTCCGAGGCCGAAGTAAGTCGGCCGGGTTAGCCTCCGGCGCATCGAGCCGGAGCCAGGGCGAACCCTGCAACCCCAAGGCAAGTTAGGGGAGGAGACGTGGCAACAGCCGGTGAGATCAAGGTGAAAATCAAGACGAACTCCGCTGAGTTCGAGGCTGCCTGTGCTCGACTCCATGCGGCCATTGAGAACCTACCGCCCATCCACATCGAGATAGTGGAGGATAAAGGAGCGAAACACATGAACAGACTAGCTGCCATCATCGCGGCCATCCACAACGCCTGGCTCACCATCCCGCTCGGCATCCGAACGGCGATCAGCTTCTCGCTCGCTGCCGTCACCGGCTCGGCCATCGCACTCGTACATGGATACGGCTGGTTTATTCCGAGCTCGCCGGACGCCGTCAAGGGCGAGGCGATCGCGTTCCTGAGCTACGCCACGCCGATCCTCGCGGTCCTCGTGGCGCAGCTCGTACGCAGCAAGATCGCGCCGGCCATCGTGACGTGGTTCCTGAGCACGTTCGGCTACGCGCCGACGGCCTCGTTCGCCGCGCTGCGTTCTGACGCCAAATGGGTCAGGATCTGACCCCCAATCATGACCGGCCTGGTATCTCGCGTTCCCTCTCCGCGAAGTAGGGCCGTCCGCGCTCCCCGCCCGCGTTATGGCGGGGACTAACTCAAAGGGGAAGCCGTGTCGCTGATAGCACTCTTGATTGTCGTGCTCATCATCATCCTGATCCTGAAGGCGTAACATCTGTATCGGCCCGTCCGAGTCGCGAGTGGAGACGGCAACCGAAACCCCTTACTCGCAGGGAACTAACGTGGCAGAACGCAAAGCAGTTGTGAAGGCCGGGGTAGAGGTGCCCCGGCTTCCGGTTGCCCGACGTCGGTATACAAAGCGGCAGAAGGCATCTGCCGTGATTGCAGCGGAGATGTCAAGCCAGACGCAGGCGGCTGAGGCGACGGGTATCCCGCTAACGACCCTGAACTCATGGATGACAGAGCCGTGGGCGGTAGAACTGCGGACTAAAACGCGAGCGGACCTGGCTGACGAGTCACGTATTCTGGCGCATCGGGTCCTAGCGGTCATCTCGCAGAAGCTCGACACATTCTCGCCGCGCGATTTGCCCATCTTGTACGGCATCCTCGTGGACAAGGGACAACTGCTTGCCGGCGAGCCCACCGTGCGAACCGAGATAACGGAGGCCCCTGCGTTCAGCGACCAGGAGAGGGAACTCTTGGCTGATGCCATCCACCGTGAGCTCGCCGTACGGGGCGAGACATGACGACTGCGTTCACTGACGTGCCGTCCGAGATGCTGCACGCATTCCGGACTTTCGACCTTCAGTTGCCGCGGTTTATCAACCGTCAGCAGTTGAGTTTCTTCTTTTCAACGGCACCGGAAATTCTCTACTCGGGAGCGTTTCGCGCAGGTAAGAGTCGCATCGGTTGCGAGAAAGCCTACGATCTCGCAAGGCGGTACCCAGGTATCCCAATCGGCATCTTCCGCAAGACTGCCGCGAGCCTGGCGGCGTCCACAGAACGGACACTACTTCACGATGTTATGCCGCGCCCGGCTATCGCGCGCTCCAATCGCACAGAGCGCTGGTACGAACTAGCCAACGGCTCGCGCATCTGGTTCTTCGGGCTCGACCCCGATCCCATTACCGGCATCCCGTCTAAGGTGGGATCTGTCGAACTCGGGTTTGCTTTCATCGATGAGGCCGCCGAGGTATCCGAAGGCGACTGGGAGATGGTCAAGGGCCGGCTCTCCTGGCCGGGCATCCCGTGGCACCAGATCGCCGCCGCGACAAACCCAGCGAGTCCTAAGCACTGGCTCAAGCAACGGTTTACGCCCCCCACGCCCGAGCGGGTCTACTTGCACGCATCCACCTTCGACAACCCCTCCCTGCCACAGGATTACCTTTCAGAGGCCGCGGGCGCCACAGACGACTTTCGCCATCGTCGTTACCACCTCGGCGAATGGGTAGGCGCAGAGGGTTCGATCTGGGTCCTGCCTGACGCTGCTGTGCAGCGTCCGCCGTTTGGGACGGCATATAAGCGCGTGGTTGCCGGCGTAGATTGGGGCTTCGTACACGCCTTCGCCTGTGAGATCGTGGGCCAGACAGGAGAGGGCAAGCTCGCCGCGCTTGACGAGGTATACGCGAAGGGTGCCCTGCTAGAGCAGGAGATCATCCCGCGCCTCCTCGCGCTGAAGATGGCGTACAACATCGAGACGTTCTATGCCGACCCCAGCCAGCCCGAGTACATCGCCGCCGCTCGTTCGCGCGGCGTACCGATTGAACCCGCCACTAACGACGTTCTTCCTGGTATCAGTGCAGTATCGAGCGCCCTGGCTGACGGCATGACCATCTCTCCCTCCTGCGTGGGGCTGCTCGGAGAGATCCCCGGCTATGTGTGGGCGACCGATAAACTCGCCGGTGGGTTCAAGGAAGCCCCGCTCAAGATCGACGACGACGCCTGCGATGCGCTCCGCTACGCCGTCATGGCACTACGTACCAATCCATGGGGCACCTACGGGACGGGCGTGGCATGAGACGAAAGCTCTACGCGTGCGGGTGTCTGGATTGCCATTGCGACTCGCCATCTAAGGCACCCATCTGCGGCTTCTGCACCGCGGACTTGCACCGCGCGGCCGTCATATGCGTGCATCCATCGGGGAAACGGCACGACATCACCGAACGCGGCGCGCAGTGTGGCGTAGACGTTCGGTTTGAGCATCCAATTCTTCGGGGTGTAGCATGATGTTCGCCCGTTTGCGCGCACTCGAACTGTTTGACCGGCTCGTTCTATTGGGAGCCGCCTTCGGGGCTGTGGGATTTGGGTTGATATGGTTCCCGCTCGGACTGCTCTTCCTGGCTGCTGTCGCACTGACGCTGGCAGCCGTCATCGACCGGCGCACACCTGCAATTGAGGCGAAGCCATGAGCGTCCTAGTCCCGCGCCGTTTCGAGAAGGCCGTCATGGGTCCCGGAGCTGCGGCCCAGATGACGCTGCAACCGATGTGGAGTGCCATCCACAGTCCGCAGAAGATGATGCAGATGGCGCAAGCCATGTTCCATACCGATCCCTGGGTACGGCGTGCTGAGGAGACTGTGGACCTCGCCTGTTCGACCGTCGATTGGCACCTCGAAGACGAGAACGAAGAGGAGATCGACGAAACCACGACCGGCCCCGCTGGTGCCGCGCTATCACTCCTGGAGAAGCCGCAGGGCGCCCTGACCGAGCGTCAGCCAATGACGCGCGCTCAGTTGTGGTCGATTACCTTCCGTCATATGGGCCTGTGCGGTTCGTCGTTCTGGCTGTCTGACCAGATGGAAGGGCTTGCACACACCCCCTTGGCGACGCTCTATATCAACCCCACCCGTATGACGCCGGCCGAGGACGCACAGGGCAATCTGACGGGCTGGGTACTCGACTACCGCGGCGCCGCGGGTACGGGCGTCCCGCTCGAACTCGATGAGGTTCAGCATTTCAAGCTGAACGAGCCGGATAGCGGACACTTCGGCATTGGCATCGTCGAAAGCGCGCTTACGAAGACGGCCCTGACTCGTTTGTCAGACGCACACGCTGCCGATGTCCTGGCGTCCGGCGGACGGCTAGCCGGCATCGTCTCAGCCAAAGCAGGGGGTACGATCCCAGACGCCATCTTCCAGCAGCTCGTACGCGACTTCCGTACCGTCAACGAGCAGCCCGGCGCCGCCAAACACGTCACCGTCATGCAGGGCCCGGCCGACTTCACACCGATGGCCGCTACGCCTGCTGAGTTGGATCTGCTCAAGCTCATGACTATGGGCCGTGACGACACACTCGCGCTGTGGGGCGTCCCGCTCTCTCAGATCGGCGGTTCTACGCCGTCCGGGCTCAACAGCGGCGAGGTTCGCAAGTACGATCGCGCGGCGATGTGGCAGAACGCCATCCACCCGCGACTCGTAACGTTCGCCGAGGTTCTGCAGTTCCAACTCCTGGACCGCTTCGCCAAACTCGGCGCGACTATTGAGTTGGAGATCGACGAACCCGAGTTTGACGACGACTCCCCGCGCTATGACCTGCTTGCCAAGTCGCAGACGATCACCCTGACCAACGACGAACGCCGGGCGCTGATCGGCAAGGACCCGCTACCGCCGGAAGTCATTGGCGCAACGGGACGTCCGCTGGGTGAAGAGGTGTGGCTGCCTGCAACGTTCGTGGTGGTATCCAACCCCGCCAGCCTGCCCGTCCCGGAAGTCGGCCCCACGCCGACCGAGGTCGCTCTTGGACGTGGCGAACCTCAGGACAATCAGGCTGCCGACGCGGCGGGTGAAACTTCTGCCGGTAAGGCCGCGCTCTCTGGCCCGCGTGCAGCGATGCGCCAACTGCGCACCGGTATCGAGACGAAGATGACGCCGCGTATCAAGAGCGCCGTAGCAGCGTTCCTCGATGCACAGAAACACGAGATCGCCGCCCTGGTGCGTGCAAAGGGCGAGCACCTTGCGAGCAAGCCGGGCGATCAGTCGGCATGGTGGAACGGCAAGCGATGGGACCAGCGGCTCAGTACCGCTCTGGCGGGCCACCTGGGAGGCATCGCCGAGATTGTGTCGGGCCATGTGCGCGACGTGCTCCCGACGTCCGGCAAGGCGGACCCGTTTACTACGTCGGTAGTCCAGCGGGTGCTCAACCACGGCGCGGGACGCATTACGGCTATCAACGAGACGACCCGCGAAGACATCGCCAGGATCATCGCCCAGGGTGTCGCCGATGGCGTGTCAGCTGGTGCGCTGGGCGCGCTGATCGAACAGGCCACGGCCTTCGACCAATACCGCGCCGAGATGATCGCCCGCACCGAACTGACTGCCGCTTACAATGCCGCCGCGCTCGGGTCATATGCCGAAGTCGGTATCGAGATGGTCGAAGCCATTGACGGCGACGAAGATGAGTTGTGCGCCGACAGATTGTCCCGTAACCCGTTCACCATCGACGACGCCGACGCTGAAGATGAACACCCCAACGGCACCCTTGACTGGCTCCCGGTAATAGCATGAGGACGACGCCATGACTACAGAGACCGACGCCGGCAAGGCGCTCCTTCCTATGAAGGCCGAACCGCTGCGCGACTTCGAACTCGCCGATTGGTTCGCTGGTAAGCGAGCGCGACGGTTGCTCGCCATCCCGTTTGGCGGTTCCTTTGCGCCCGGACTGTGGGGCTACGCCGAGGACGGCAAGGGCCGCGACCTGGACGGCGAACTCTTCGACGCGGATACGGATGTCAAGTCCGAATGGTTCACTGAACGCCCAATCGACTGGCATCACTCCAAAGATCCGTCCGGACTCATGAACGGCACGCTGCTGGGCAAGGCGACGGATCTCACAATGGAGTCGGACGGCTGGTGGGTCGAGACTTGGCTCAAGGCCGGCGAGAAACGACTCAAGCTCGTGGAGAACCTCATTGAACGCGGCGCGCCGCTGCGAGGTTCCTCGTGGGCATATCCCAACCTAATCAAGCGGGGCAAAGCCGGTCACATTGACGTGTGGCCGTACTTCGTGCAGACGCTCTCAACATCCCCGCAAAACGACAGGTCGAACTTCGCCTCCGCAAAGGCGGCGCTCGACCTCTTCGATGCTTCGGAGATCACGCTCGACGGTCGCATCCGCGCACTGTTGGGCTCTCTCGACAACCTCCAGACCGGTCCTGCATCCGACCTTACGGGCGACGATGCGGCAAAGGCGGGGCGCGTCATCTCTGCCAAGAACGAGCAGGCGTTTCAGGACGCTATCGACCTCCTCCAGTCGCTGGTGGACTCGATGAGCACCCCGAAGCCGGCTCCCACCAAGGAGACGACGTGACAATGTCCGTCACCGAGTTGGACGAGAAGATCGGCCAGCTCACTCACAGCATTACCGAGATGGTCGGCGTCATGCAGGAGTCTCAGGCGTCTGACAAGGCGCGTTGGGACACTGCCGACACTGAACGCACTCGACTCGCAGGCGAACTCGAAACCCTCAAGGAAGTCCGCGAGGGCGAGGTTCGGCGCGAGAAGACCGAGAAGGCGATGGCCGACATGACAGCGTTCATGTCTACCGTGCGCACTCCAAGCAAGGCAGGCCTCGCCGGCAACGGACGCTCGGCGCCCGCAGAGGACGAGGGCTTCCTGAAGGCCATCTTCGAGTCGCACAACGTGGACTATGCGGTCCAGCAGGCCGGTAAGGCGAAGGTCGCTGAGCTTCACCTGCAGCGGTTCGAGCGTGGCGCGGCTCGCATAATCGACATCGACGACGACGGCAAGGCCACCCTCGGCGGCACGGGCGTGATCGGCACGACCGGCCCCCTGGGCATGTACATCGCGCCGAACTACTTCGTCGATGCTCTCGTCACAATCGCGACACCGCTCAACCCGTTCCGCGGGCTGATGACGTACGTCGATGGCGTCGGAACTCCTGGCGTCAGTATCCCGGTCGAAGCGGCCACTCCGCTCCGGGCCACCGTGTCCGCGTGGGGTAACACGAAAGAGAACATCGACGTCACGCTCGCGCGGTACGATGCCGTCTTCTACACGCTGGCGCGCATCCACGACGTGTCCAATCAGTTGCTCCGGTACTCCCGGGGCGCTGCCGAGAAGATGATGATCTCCCGGTTGGGTCGAGCATTCGGACTCGGCGAGGCGTACTACATCCTGAGTGGTGCGGGTACGACTGAGCCGACGGGCCTCATCACCGCTCTCGCCGCGTCCGGCGCGTTCGATACCGCCGACATTGCCGGCTTCGCCACTCCTGGCGCTGCAGTCTATGGCGCGATCGCCAAGGCCGTGGGCGCTCTTGAGCAGCGTGCCCGGCGCGTCGATGGCATCATCATGAACCCGAACGACTTCTGGACGTATCTCGCCCTCGAAGGTTCGGCGGTTCGGCCGTACCTGAACAGCTACATGGCGGGTCAGCCGCTTCCGGCGGTCAACAATCCGCAGTCGGCGCTGTTCGAGGCATCCATCACCCGCAACGCGAACCTGGCCGCTGGAACCGCCATCGTTGGCGAGTTCAAGTCGGCCGAGGTCTACACCGGGCTCGGCTATCGCATCGACACGAGCGATCAGGCGGGTACCCGGTGGGACAACAATTTGACGGGTTTCCGCGCGGAAGAGGAATTCGCCTTTAATGCGACGCCATACGTCGTGGCGGGCATGTTCCAGCGCATCACCTCTGTTGGCACGTGATAACTAACCCCTAGTCAATCGTGGGGCCGGAACTCCCGGCCCCACACCCCACAGGAGGCCAGATATGGCAAAGACGCAAACGGCGACAGTCACGCTGAACAGCGGCAAGATCGCTACGCTCACTCGCAAGGACGGCGTGGTGCCGACGGTGGATATCGTCGAAGTCGCCAAGAACTACCACTCCGCACTTCCGCCCGCCGGTAACGCTGAGTTTGTCAAGATCCAGTAATGTCCCGCCCCGG